ACGGCGTATTTCAAGAACGAGCGCAGGGTGCTTTGCAGCAGGTTCAGCCCTTGGCTGGCCGGGCGGGTCGCGGCGTTGAGGATCTCCAGATCCTTGGCGTACTTGCGCGCGGCGTTGCCGGCGGCCTTGGCCTCGTGGCCATTGGCTTCGTAGAGGCTGCTCAGCTCCTTGCCTTTGCTGCGCACTTCGCTGAGCCGTGCCTGCACATAACGCTTGGCGCTGGCCGCGTCATCCTCGCTGAGGCTTTTCAGGCCGCCGGAGGTCTTGCTGGCGTTTTGGTAGATGGTGCGGCCTTCTGGATAGACCGCACTGCCGAGCTGGGTGCGCGAGGGTCTTAGTACCCGCGCTTTGGGGCCCAGCGTCAGCTGTTCCTTGCGGTCGTTCAGCTCGGCGACGGCGTGGGCATACTTATTCACTTCCTTGGTGGCTTTATCGTACTCAACGCTGTCGCGCCCAGCCGCTTTGGCGGTGGCATGCTGTTGCAGCTCCAGCTGTTGCAGCTCCGTCTCGGCGAACTTGGCAGCTTTCTTCACGTCGGCAAGGGTCTGCAACGTGCTGTAATCGCCGTTCGCCCGCTCGAACAGTTGCTTGCCTTTGACGTTGCTGATGCCTTTGGTGCGGCGCCTGTCTTCGGAGGTCTGCAGTTTCTCCTGCAGCTGGTCGAGGTTGTTCTGCTCCTGCTTGGCGACGTTCAGCGTGCCAATCTGGGTTCGCAGCTTGCCCAGGTAGTCGGAGTAACGCGCCGTCTGGATCGCGGCGGTCCTGGCTTGGGTGCTGGTGGCGCCGAAGGCGGTGGCATAGGCGTTCTGCAGCCGGGTCAGTTGGCTGACTTCCGTCGTGATAAACCGTTCGGCGTTTTTCGCGGCGGCCAGGTCCTTGAAGCCGGCCACCCCGGCCTCGATGCCGCCCGCTTGTTCCAGGGCCTTGCGACCGATCCGGTCTTTGCGACCATTGTTGGTGCGCGCACTGGCGACCGACGCCTGGGTCCGCGTCAGGGCCTCAGCCTTGCCGGCGTTCTTTTTGCGCAGCGCCTCAACGTCCTTGAGTTCTGTGACCCGATCCTTCAGGCGCTCGGTGGCCTGGGCGGCGTCTTCCAGGTCGCGCAGCGCTTGGCGGACTTCTCTCGAATTCGGCTTAAAGGTTTCCTGGGCCTGCTTGTGAATTTCCTTGCGCGCTGCCAGCTCTTGCTTGGCAAACGCGACCCCCGCACTCGCATCCGCTCTGGTCAGGATCGACGCAGTTTCACCGCGTGACGCCGAGAAAAAGGCCTTCTGTCCAGCCGAGTTGGACAGCGCCTCGGTTCGCGTGTTGCGTTCCACGTTCTGCTGGCGTTTTGCGAGGTTCTCGGCCTTGGTGGCGGCTTTGGCGGCGACTTGCTTTTGCTCGCGCGAGACCTTGGCGGCTGCCTGTTTTTGCTCGCGGGCGATTCGCTTGTTGTCCGCCTCAGTGGCCGCCAGCTCTCCCGCGCGGGTGTTCAGGTCGTCGTAGGTGCGGGCCGACAGGTTCAGCTTGCGTTCAGCACGGAGGGTGGCAGCGGAATCCGGGCCGGAGCGATCGCGCTCCAGGCGCACGGCCTTCTCGCCGGCGGTCAGCGCCGAAGCGGCAAAGCTGCGGCCTTGCTTGGCGGCGGCCGAGGTGGTGATTGCCTCGGCATTACCCCGGGCCGCCGTGAGGAACACCTTGCGGCCTTCCGGGGTCTGGATGGCCTTGACCCGGCGCGCACGCTCCAGCGTGTTGGCGGTCTTTGCTTGCGCGGCCCGATCGCGGACCAGCTTGTCCGCATCGCGTTGCGCCTTGGCCTGAGCGGCGGCGTTGGCTTTGTAGCTGGTCGAGACCCGGTCGATCACCGGCGCCACGTTGCGCACGACGGCGCCCAGGCGTTTGAACACCGCCTCCAGCCCAGACAGTTCCTGGAACAGCGGCTCCCCGCCGGCATTGCCCAGGCTCACCAGTTTTTTGGTCAGGCCACCCAATTGATCGTGATAGACCTTGACGTCGTTAAACGCCTGGCGCAGTTGGTGCGTCTGGCCTTTGTCGAGGGTCTTCGGGTCAAAGCCCTTAGTGGCCGCGCGTTCCAGCAGCTCGCGCTCTTTCTTTAACTTGGCGCCGAGTTCACCGATTTTCTCGGCTTGTTTACGCAAGCCAGCGAAGTCATCCCCGGTGTTGACGTTCAACGTGTTGAGTTTTCGCTGAACCTCTTCCAGGTCCCCCTTCTTGAGACGTAAGCCCGCTTCAATCAGCGTCGTGAGGATAATGTCTTCGCTGGCCATGGCTTAGAACCCCAACTTTTTCATGTGCGCGATCATCGACTCGACCGATTGCGCGTCGGTCATGTCGACCTCGTGGACGTTGCCGCTCTGGCCTTTCAACTCGCCGCCAAAGCCGAGCAGACAGGCCTCGAAACGGGTTCGCATGTCTTGCCAGATGTCGGCGGTTTTGAGTTCGATCATGGCCTTGACCAAGTCCATGTCGCTCTCGCAATACAGGGTGTGCGCGCGCTGCGGGTCGTAGTCGGCCAGCCATACGCACAGCTGGTCCGTCTTCAAGGTGTGCAGCCAGGTGGTCCAGGACGCGCCGAAGCCGTTGCCCTTCTGCTGGACAGCTTTCTTCGGTTCTGGGGTGGGTGCTTCTTCCAACAGCCGTTGCGCCAGCGCCTCGATGTCGGTGCAGGGCAGGCTGGCCATCTCGGCCGCCAGTTCGATGGCCAAACCCAGCGGCAACTCCGGTTGCTGCTCGATGACCTCGCCAAGGCACTCCTTGAACAGCAGGGTGATCCTCGGTTTGCCCGTGCGGAACAAAGACATTGGCGTACCCCCGTAGCCGATGGAAAAAGGCCGGGCAGGGCCCGGCCTGTATTGCTACAGCCTGATCAACTGCCGCCGATGGCAAAGAAGCCGGTCGGGTGGGCAGGGATCACGTTCGCCAGATGCGCCAAGTTGGCCCCGACGCCGTACTCAGCCGCTGCCGGCTGAAGGCATTTCAAGGTCATCGTGGTGCTGGCGAAGTCGTCGGCGTTGGTGGCGTATTCCAAGTTGCCGGAGATCGACGCCTTCCAGAAGTTCCACACCATCGGGCGACCGGTGGAGTTTTCCTTTTGAATGACGGCGGCCGACATGTAGTTGGTCTGCGCTACCGCACCGATCGCTACCTGCTTGGCGATGAACACCGGATCGGACACCGCCAGGTCGAACAGCAGCGGGGTGGAGCTGTCGAGGGTCAGGGTGTTGGTCGAGATCGAGGCGATGCGCAGGATCTGCACGGTTTCCGGTGCGCCGGGCTTGTACGCCACGATCAGGTCGTTGGCCGACATGCCGGTGCCGCTCGCCACGATCAGCGAGGTGGCCGCGGCCGAGGCCGAAGTGCCGACGGTGCTCGACACGTCGGTGACGGCCGAAGTCACGCCGTCGCCGAGCGCGACCTTCAGGTTGCGGCGCGAGTATTCGCGCAGCACAGCCGACACTTCAGCGGTCTGACGGACAATTGCAGAGTCCATCAGCTGCTTCGGAAAGCCGCCTTCAAGGTCGACCGACTCCTGGCCGATGGTTACCGAGACGCTGTCGACCAGGCCGACAGAGTTAGCTTGCAGCAGTTTCATCGCCGAGGTCATCGCGCCGAGTCTTAATTCCGCGGTGCCGATCTGAAACTTGTTTGTGACTGGGGAGCCCAGAGCCATGGCTTTATCTCCTACGAAGGATTTTAAGAATTTGTTCCTGCATTGCCCTGCCTAGCCGCATGGCCAGTGGTCGCATCGTCGGTCGGAGTTCCTCGGCCCAGAACGCGCGGTACAGTCCTTCCTTCCGCTTGGCTCTGTGCATAGGCACCAACGTGGCGTCGCGCCCCGCATGGGCCCCTTCGATCAACGCCCTACGAAGCGCTGTGTCGAGGAAGCCTATCGGTAGCTTTTTGAAGCCAATGGCATACGTGACTTGCGTCTTGCCCTTGGCGAGAGTTCGGATGTTTGGCTTGCCGACCGTGGCTTTGCCTTTGCCGGGAATCCAGCCGGCGAAGGTCGCGCGCAGCAGGCCGGTGTCGAGCCAGAACAGGTGCGGGCCAAGGCTCTTGTCCGCACCCTCATAGTTCGCCGCCGCACGGCGCGCCTTCTCTTTGCGCCAGCGTTTGCTCAACGGCTTCCACGCCACGTTGGCCTGGACATTCTTGCCGTAGGGGCCCGCGGCTTTCAGCCGGACCCGGCCGCTGTCCGCGCCGGTGGCGCCTTCCTGGAACACCTGGCTGGCGGCATTGAGCGCGCCTTGATAGAACGCGCTGGCGACTTGTTGCAGCTCGGCCTGGCGTTCCACGGCGCGTTTGTGCAGCGCCGTTTCATAGCCCTTGCTACGCGTGATCGCGGCCAGCAGGGCGGACTCATTGACTTGCAGGGTCGCCGGCTTAGCCATAGCGCACCGCCTTGGCCCGCACGACCGCGTAGCGAATGCCCGACATGCGATCGAACATCTGCGGCGAGATTTCGTTCGAGACCACGCGCACAAACCCTTTGCTGACCGTGTCGGCCGGCGCCGTCGAGGCCAGGATGTAGTTGTAGAGCTGGAACTCCTGGTCGGCCTTGAACACGTCGCGGACCTGCGACACCAGGTCGATCAGCGTGTAGTTGCCCGGATCGGCCACGGTCCTGGCGCCGACCGAGAATTCAATGCTGTACAGCGGCGCCCGCGGGTCCGGGGTGTACGCCCCGAACTGCCAGAGCAGGGCCGGACCCTCGGCCTTGAACACGGCGTCGGTCTGCAGCATGTCGTCGACCTCGGCCCACTGCAGGCCGGGGAACAGGCCTTGCAGGGCGGTGCACTTGTCACTGACAAGTTTGTCGATGGTGCCCTTAACAATCAGCGGGAAGTCATCAGCCACGGCGTGTGCACCTCGCAGCTGGGATTTCCAGGGATTGGAAAATTTCGGTGATGTCCAGCAGCTCGCCGTTGTCCAACCGGCGCACATACATGTCGGTGGTTGGATGCACGTTGCCCGGGAAGTACACGGTGTAGATCGTGTAATCGCTGAGCGGGAATTCGCGCGAGTCGACCGCCGAGTAGCGCGACATGTTGACCCAGGTATCGAACAGCACCGTTTCCGCGCCGGTCTTGTGCTTCACGCCGGACTGCAGAACGGTGGTGACTTCCTTGCAAATCTGCACATGGAACGGCGCCTGATGCAGGGCAAAGGTCGTGGCGTAAACCACCGCGCCCTCGATGTCCTTGTTCAAACTCTCCAGCAGGTAGGCCGTGGTGCTGTTGCCCAAGCGGATCACCGCGTAGGTCGACGGTAGCGACTGATCGCCGGCCAGCGTCAGGATGCGTTTGCGCTGGCCGAAGTCGCGTTCGGTAATGAACCGGTCATAGACCTGCAACCGGCCACGCAGGCCGGTGTCGACCCACGCGCTGGTCGTGACGTTCCACCCGTATAACGGGGTGTGGGCGTGACGGCCGACGGCGCGGGCGAGGTCGGCCATTACTGAATCACCTCAGTCACCGGATCGGAGCCCGGGGTGGCCACGCTGACAAAGTTGGCGTAGGCCGCGGTGATCGGGCTGCCGCCGACCGCGCTCAACAGTTCGCCTTTGTATTTGGCCACCTTGTCGCTGGCCAACTGCGCCACGTCTTTCAGGTTGACCTTGAACCGGTCGAGTTGCGCCTTGCCGTCGGTGGTGATCTGCGGCACGGTCAGCGGCCGGTTGGCAAATTCCAGTGCGACAAACCATTGCGCATACAACTTGATCCGATCGGAGATCGCGGTTTGTGCGGCGCTCGGGCTGCCGGTGGTGCCGGCGGTGTACAGCGCGGCGTGCGTCGGCAACCAGCCGTCGAGGTCGAGCTTGAGTTCCAGCTCGACCTTTGAATCCAGCATGTAGTTGTCCGGGCAGTCCGTCACGTCGATGCCCAGGCAGCCGCGTACCGCATCGGTCGTGGTGTACGTGCCAAGGCTCGCCATGTCGTGCTCCTTATACTTCGCTGATCAACTTGGCTTTCATCTGGCTGTGCAGCCAGCTGCCTTCTGCAGGCGCCGCGTCAATTCGCACCGGCACGATCGGGCCGTAGTGAATGTTGGTGACCGGGTCGGTGTAGCCGAACGTGGTCGTCGACTTGAGAAATTTGGGCCAGTCAGCCTTGGCCACGGGGGCAGGGGCTGGCGCTTCGGCCGGGGCTTCAGTTCGCGATTCTGTCTGTCTGTCTTTTGGGCGTGTCATGGCTCTACTCCGAAGTGGTTGAGGGGCCTTGCGGCCCCCCGATTCCGATTACACGGTGAGGGTCATCACCTTGAAAGCATCGGTGTAGAGCGTGTGGGTGATTTCGCCATAGTCCACACGGAACGCGGTCGCACGACGCAGCACGAACTGCTCGATCGCGGAATACTGTGCGGAAATGTTGATCACCCGGCGCAGGGCGAAGCGTGTGTCGATCCCTACGAACGTGTTCGCAGCAATCACGCCGTCATCGACGATCAGGATGCGAGGGTCGGGCCCGGTCAGGCTGTCGACGGTGATGCCTTGGTTGAAGGCTTCGGCCTCTTTGATGAACACGGTGTCGCGGGTCGGCTTGCCGGTACGCGCCTCGATGGCCATCGCGGTGTCCAGGTCGCAGATCCCACCCAGAGTCATCATCCGGCGACGATATTTATGCATGTACTTGACCCAGGCTTTATGGGTCATCTGCCCGGCAGCGGTGATCCCTGCGGCGTCCAGCGAGTCCGCGGTGAAGCTGGCCTTGGCCACTTCGCCACGGTCGACGTCACCGGCCACGATCGCCGCGATGTCGTTTTCCACCATCCGCACACGCTCTTGACGGGCTTGTGCGGTCATCGCCAGATTGACCAGATCCAGAGTCGACGCTTGCGCCGCCTGGTCGGAAATGAGCAAGCCAATCGACTTGGTTGGAATGCTGTTGCTGCGATCACTGGTGGTGATCGACAGCATTACATCGGGCTCAGCGAGCTGAGCAATCGGGTTCGAGGTGTAGCTTTCCGGGCGGGTGATGTTGATGATCGGTTGATCGAACTTCGGCCCGGTGACGGTCTGGGTCTGAGCGATAAAGCTCGACCAGGTGCCCAACAGGTCACCGTAGTCATCGCGCAGTTTCGACTCGATCGCACGCATCAGGATTTCCGGATACAGCATGCGACCCGCCACGGTGTGGCGGTCAGAACCGTCGCCGCGGGTGATCGAGCCCATGTTGATCCCGGTCTCGAACATCTCTTTCATGCTCGGCGGACGATGGCCAGTGCGGCTGTCGGTGCTGGTGAGCATGCCGGAGTGCAGCATGGCTTGCTGAAGCACGTCGCCGTACTTCACCAAGTCGGTGCCACCGCCGTACATTTGATTCAAGTGCTGCGACAAGGACAGGCCTTTCGCGGCGGCATCAGCGTACATTTGAACGTGAAAGGGCACCTCATGGAGGTTACCTTCCGCGTTACGCAGCTTCAGCGTTGTCTGGAGATCGGACATTTCTTATTCCCCCAAAAATGTGTGTGAAGCTGCGCTTAAACGCGCTCAATCAGAACGAGGTCGCCTGCGACACCAGTACCGGACACGATGCGGATCACCTGCCAGTTGTATGGGCTCGGCATCGGAATGGTTGCCTCATCCGGTGCAGGGGTCGCATCGACCTGAACCACCACGGCTGGTTTCGGAGCCACCTGCGCGTACCCGGCGGTGCCCAGTGCGGTCTGGGTGTAGGCGACGACGTAACCATTCAAGGTCACGGTTTCGCCGGTTCCCACTTGCACAGTCATGCGGCCACGGCGCTGCACCGAACCGAAGCTGAACCCGGCATTCACCGTGAACGGGTCGATTGCGGTAACAAAGCCCTCGATCGGGTCGTTGTCCGCGCACAGCACATAATTTTGTGCGGTGCCGCGTTTCACGGCCTTGCCCAGGTCGTTGTTGCCGAAGGTCGTCGACGAGCTGGCCCCCAGCGCGACAGAGATGGTGTCTTTGATGGCGTCGGTGACGCTCTCGTTGTAGGCAAAAGTGGTCATTGATCAATCCCCCAAGAATGATGTGTTAAAGCTTCACGCAGTCCGCGTTGGGCATGTAGGCCTGCGCCTTGGCACCTCCCCCGAGGTCGTCCTCCCCAGGCACTTCGGCCTGTGCACCGATTTTCATCCGGCCGTTGAAGTCCGAAAGCGTGCGGTGGTAGGTCGAGATCAGGGTTTCGGCGGACATGCCGGTGATGCTGGTCGGGCTGCGGCTGAGCGGCAGTTCCATGCGGTTGATGGCGTCCCCACAAATTTTCATGAGGGTGCCCATGCTGGCGGCACGTTCTTGCTCACTGGCTTGCAGGCGCTTCAGCTCACCCTTGGCTTCGGCCAGATCGCCGGACAGCGAGATGATCTTGTCCAGGGTTTGGTCCGTCAGCTGTTCCGCTTTCGCGGCTGGAGCCGGGGCCGGTTCTGGCTCGACCTTTGGTTCTTTTTCTTTTTCTGCCAGAGCAGCCGCTGCCGCTTCTTCGGCTGCCAGTTCTTCAGGGGTTTTTTCTTTCACTTCTACGGAAAGCTTCGGGTCAGCCAAGGCGAGTTTCTCAGCCAGCCCCGACGCCACGGCCGCAAGGCCCGCATCTGTCAGTTGCCGTTTCATAGATTCCATACCTAAGTTGGAGGTCGATGGGATTGGTGCAGAGACCGTTGGCTGTCGAGTTCCCACCAGGCTCATCACGGCGGAAACCGCCTTGTCGAAGGTGGTAATGTCATCTACTAGCCCCGCTGACAGAGCCTTGGCGCCCATAAACACACGCCCTTCTGCAGCGGTTTCGATCAGCGTCGGAATGGCGATGCCTCGGTGGACGGAAACGTGACTGAGGAATGGTTCGTAGAAATTCTTCATTCGCGCTTCGATGTCAGCCTTCGCTTTGTCATCCAACGTCTCGTAAGGCGAACCCAATGCTTTGAATTCGCCCTGGCGAAACATCGTTACGTCGATCCCCTGTTCCTTGAGCATCCGGGCGTAACTAATGTGTGCGCTCACCACGCCGATCGAGCCGCTGTTGGCCATCGACGAGCTGAAAATTTTGCGACCGACACAGCCGACCCAGTAGCCGGCGGACAGCATCTTGGTGCCGGTGTAGGTGTAAATCGGCATGACGTTGCGATCGAACTCGGACAGGAAGTCGCTGAGTTCGCCGATGCCTTCGGCGCTGCCGCCGTTGGTGTCGATGTCCAGCAGGAGCCCGAGGCATCCAGCCTCAGCCGCGACGATCGCGGCGTTGCGTACTTCCTGGTACGAGACCAGGCCGACGTAACGGTTCCAGAAGGATTCCTTGCTGACCATGCTTCCAGAAATCGAAAGCACGGCCACATCCCCGTGGCGAGTCAGCATGTATGCGTAATCCGGAAAGTCTTCCGGTTCGTCGTTTTCATCCCCGACGTACAATTTCGGATCGAGGGCGGCCAACTGCACCAGCGCTTCGCGCGCGTTGAGCATGCTTTCGTCGTCGCCGTACCAGAAATCCCCCAGCTGGGCGATCTGGCCACGCGGCGTTTGGCTGCGCTTGCGCGGCTTGCTCATTGGCTAGATCCCCCGGCTTTCTTCGGTTCTTTGGATTGCAGGGCCGCGCCCTGCGGATCAGTGTTCGGGCTGGCGTCGGTGGCGGTGATCCCGGCGCTGCCGCGGCGGAAGCCGGTGCCGGCCAGTGGCGGCGCACCTGGCGCGCGCGGGCCGGTGCCCAGGTCCCAGGCGGCTTCGTCGTCGGTCAGGAAACCTTCGGAGAGCAGTTCGAGCGTCCGCGCTTGGCGCATGGTCTTGAACGCTTCCAGTTCCAGGTCCGGGCGCAGGTTGATCGGGTCGAATTTAAATTTGATGTAGACGTCGGCGCCGTACAGGCGGGCGGCAAGGGTCAGGATGCGCGAGAGGTTGGTCTCGACCGGGCGGCGCGCGGCGTTGGCGATCTTTGCAGGCGCAAGCCGAGCATCGACGGGTTGGATTTCAGCGAGGTGGCCAACATCCCGGAGAGGGTTTCGATCAGCGGCACGTAGTCGCTTTTCTCGCCTTGGCCCTTGAGCATGTCGGCGTCGACCGTGTCGTACATGACCAGAGCATCCTCAGGGTTGATGTCCTTCAGCGCGGTCTCGATGTTGGTTTTCACCGCGTCCAGCGCGGTCTTCAACTTGTCCTTGTCGGCTTTGATGTCGTCCGGCAGGGCCGCCATCACTTGCTCGATATTGATTTTCAGCACCAGTCGGCCGTGGCCTTGGTGCCGCACCGCTCGGCGCATCTCTTGGATGAACTCGGCGTAGCTGTAGGTGTTGTTCACCCCGGCGGCGAGCATCGAATCGGAGTAGGCGCGGTTGGCCTGGCGGTGCAGTTCGCTGATGAAAATCGTCGGGTAGTCGAGCGGCACGGGGTCGCCCTGGCTTTTGTTCTGCTGCGGGATTTTTTTCGCCTTGGCGCCGCTGCCGACGTTCTTCCAATCCAACGTCTCGAACGGAATGGTGTTGATC